CAAAGTCAAAAAGATTTTATGGTTTCGTTAATCAGATGATCCTTGGAAGGCCTGGCGCTTACGCAAGTTTTAAGCAGTGGAATGAGCTTGGCGCTAAGATCAAAAAAGGCGAACACGCTTCAATGATTATGGAATGGTTCTCTAAAAAAATCGAATGGACTTCTAAGGACGAAGAGACCGGCGAAGAGACAAAGCACTCATATTTAAGATGGTACCCAAGGACTTATCCAGTATTCCATCAAAGCCAGGTTGAAGGCTGGACCGCTCCGGAAATAGAGACAATCAAGCCGGCAGACCCTATAAAAGAGGCTGAAGAGATCATAAACGAATATAAAAAATTTTCCGGAATTAAAGATATTATAACGGACGAAATGAGCGACAAGGCTTTTTATTCACCGGTACTTGATTATATAAAGGTTCCCATGAAGGAACAGTATAAAAACATAAATGAGTATTATTCTACTCTATTCCACGAAATGACTCACAGCACCGGCCACACAAGCCGACTGGATCGCGGACTCAACGTAAAATTAGCAGCTTTCGGATCAAATGATTATAGCAAAGAGGAGTTAGTCGCAGAGCTTGGATCAGCCATGATAATGACAAGACTTGGAATAGATACACCTGAGACCTTCCAAAACTCTACAGCATATCTTCAAGGATGGCTTAAAGCATTAAAGAATGACAAGAGTTTACTTGTAAGCGCAGCAAGCCACGCAGAAGCAGCTACAAGATATATCTTTAATGAACAGAGATAACATAATAGGACAAATCACCGGCCCGATAAAAAGGGCCGGACCCACCAAAGGAGGACAAAAAACAATGAGATTTTACCAGATCAATTTTACAGATGGGACCGACACAATCGGAAAACAGACAAACAAAACAGCAATGAGAAAAGACGCAAATCTATATTGCAGACAGTGGCAGCTAGACGCAAGAGTTGAAAGTATTATTGAGATCACTGAAGCAGAATATACCAGCAAATTAAGATAAAGACAACGGGCCGCCGGTCCCACAATACCGGCAGAAAGGACCTAAAAATGATTAAAGAGCGTTACGGACACCACACAATTGAAATTGATTATAGAGAAAATGACTATGCGCAAGTAACAATTAACGATCTTTCAAATATCCGTTGGCCCCTTGTTTGGTCTTCTGGAATGACTTACAAACAGGCCAATGCAGCACTAGAGATTTTTAAGGCAGTCGGCTATTTTGACTACTACGCAACAGTTTAAGGAGGACAAAACAATGGAAGAATTAAAAAACAGATATATTGCTTTTATTGACGAACTGGACCCATATAGAGACACAGGAGAAGACCCTGAAACGCTTGAAGAAATGCTTTATAACCTGATTTGCATTAAAGAAGACTGGACCGAAATGGAGCCGGATCTTCAGGAAGTATTAAACGCCACTATAGAGCAATTTAAGGCTGCCGGAATTGAGATTTTTTAAGGAGGTGACATGAGAAAGACTTTTAAATATATCTATAAGGACCCTGAAGGAAGACAAACAACACTAACCAAGTCAATTACAGACAAGATGGAACCGCGAGACGATCACAAGAAGGAAGCTGCTGCCGGATATTTCACCGATATGTTAAAGAGACAATATAAGGACTTTATATATCCGGTAGTAGTTAGAAATATACAGGAGGTTTAAAAAATGAGAATACCAAGAGGAACAACATATATTTTGGCTATTGCCTTAACAGACACTAACGCAACAAAGACCGGAGACGTTGTAAGGATCAAAAAGGACACTTTTAACGACTGGATTGAAGAGGTTGAAAGGACCGGAAAAACATTTACAGTGTTTTTAAGCAATATCAGAAACGACAATTTTTACAAGATACTTGAAACAGCATAAAACGGCCCCCTGGATCAATTCCAGGAGGCTATTATTATTTTCTGTAGTCGTATTCATGTAAATTTTCCTGTGTACGGTCTTTTATTTCCGACTTGGTGTATTTGTATGCCGGTCTTAAAAAAGCTTCAGGAAGTAGCTTAGGGCGCTTTCTGGTGTAGGCTTTCATATTCATACAGGCCCATTCTAAATTGTCTCGGTATTCATCACTTATCATTGTATTTCCCCCTTCAGTCTGCCAGGATCAGGAAGATCACTAGGCAAAACATTAACGCTAAAATAAAAATGCGATCCATTTATTTAATTTCCTTCCTGTACTTTTCTAGTTCTTCGCTAAGATAATCAAAACAGGCGCGGAACCCCATCCAATAACCGGCTATAAGTGCTATAAATATCCCGGCTATAACTAACATTGCATTTAACATATTTCCTCCCAGGTATAATTCATTCACAGTTTTTGATTAATTCGGGGTGTTTTTCAAAATATAATGCACTTTTTTAGGCCTAAAAGTTTAATTCATTTTGTTTTCTACCTTTAGAGCATTGATTTTCTGTTGGATAATCTCTACACAATTCTGTTTTATTTCTGTTGTTGTTTTAGTTTGATATGCGGTTGTTTTAATCTTCAGCGTAGGATGTTCGCACTCGCCTATGGGATAATCTAATTTAAGTTCTGCAATCTCTAACTTCAACTCTGTAAGCATAGCCACCATATCAGCCTTTAATCTTTCTTCGTATTGGTCTTTTGGGATTGCCTCAACTGTAGGTGCTTCCTCTAAAAATTCTACAAAATCTTTTGGTACTACACTGCCATCTTCACTTAACATATATCCATCATAAATCTCTTCAATTTTTGCAATCAGTTCGTCCGCATCAATCAATCTTCCCATCTTCTACCACCTTAATCCACCTTTCGTAGCACTCAGTAAAAATTTCCTTAGTCATTACAAGATCCTTTTTATATATGTCTTCACCACATTGAGGTAATGGATAGTAACGATACAATTCATCATTTTCAAATTCTAAATATTCTTCATTTATTGTTCCCATCTTCTACCTCACTCTCCGGTTCCAATTACTGAGGTAAGAATCACAAACTCCCCTATAGTGAATAGTGTAAGTATAAATCTTAAAAATGAACCCCAATTAAGTGTGAAACTACAAGTAGTCAACACTGGTATAGACATTATAATTACTGATAATGCAGCAGAACCCAAAAATATAAGCACGTCTTTCATTCTTCTACCACCTCTTTAATTCTCCCCATCCAATAATCTGACATTCCGACAGAATCATCATTTATATAATCGGATATTATCTGGTCTATCTTCTGATACTTCCGCATGGTATTTATTGTACCATCTAACGCTTCATCACTTGCAGGGTCACTTGCTGGATAATCCTTTGTACTTTCTAACTCTTCTATGATTTCCTCAATCGTTATTCCCATCTTAATCACTCCATTCATCACAAATATTTTGATAATGACATTCTCTGCAATCCGTCCATTCACAATGACCTTTTTCTTTGTACTCTTGCCATTCTTTATCTAACTTCTTTAGTTGGTTAAGATTTCTAACCCATACATTGTCTGATTCCTCAATCGTCATATTCCCACTCCTTAGTGTGTCTGTTGTAATGACTATTTCCTTTACATCTGAAATCGTAAAAATCAGAAGTCCTTTTATTTAACGGACACTCAAAACAATGCACATGGTCTGTTTCATCACGAGCACTGTACTTTTTACATATAGCTTCTTCACGCTTATTTGTTAGCGCCATTTTTATAACTCCTTTTCTGCAACGCCTATGGTAAACTGTCCATATCCCATCTGTACTGTTAAATGAAACACCCCACAACAGGCATCATCTGCATATTCCTTGCCGATTCTTATTGCTATACCAAAGAAATCATCATTGACTACAAACGCCATAAAGAATCTACCAAAGGTCTTACCCCAATCAAAGTTATTCATGCTTATGCTTAGGCTCCTTTACCCATTCAACAAACTTTTTGGAACAATTCTCACATAAATCAATAGGCATAATGCCTTGTGGATAAATCTGTCTTATTTCAAATAATGGGTTTTGACATTGCATCATAGGATTTATGTTTATCTCTTCACCGCATCTATCACAAAATTTTCTATTCATCTTCCTGCTCCTTATCTGCCCTGTATTTGTCAATAATAGCCACAATGTCATCGACAACTTCTACCATTGCATAGTCATAATCTGTCATTTGCTCTGGTCTTAAATTTGGTCGTAACTTTTCTATCTCGGCTCTTATCTTGCTTAAAATCTCATTAACTCTTAATTCCCATCCTTCGTTTATAGCCTTAACAATCGCATCAATGTCTGCCTTGGTGAATTTCTTGTCTGTTGGCTCTTGTGGTGTTACTGAGGACATTTCATACAGTATTGCAACAGCTCCGCATAAGCCATTTATCGTATCTTCATTCTTTAGCTTTTTTGCTTTATCTTGCATAGCCTGAATTGCATCTGCTCTTGATATACAATCAACTCCTAAATTATTCTTAGTAGTTGACTCGTAGTTATTGCACATATCTTTTACACATTCATAACAATTACTTCCATCTATTTCGTCGCTATGAGTACAAGTATTGCAATCTTTCTTAGTAGCTGATATAAAGTAATCTCTCAAATATTGAGATAATACTTTGGGGTTATATGTTCCATAACCTACTATTTCTTCTCCTTTTTCTTTGTACTTTATTCCAAAATAAGGCTTTCCCTTATATTCGGGATATGTACACAGTTCTTCGGGAGGGTAAGAAACCTCAATTTCCTCAAATTCTCTAACTGTTAAATGACTCTTAGTAGTTGGCTCATAGGTCAACGCTCTAACAACTTCACCGACTTGCTCATGTGTAAATCCACTACTGATTAAATAATTGATCGCCTGTTCTCTATTCATTCCCAACCTCCTGAATCTTTGAAGCATTCCTCATAATCAAAAGTCTCCTCTGTCTCGTCATAGTACGGACAGCCAAGTGTTATATGTGAGTCGCAATTCTTACAAGCCTCTTCCATAGCCCACTTCTGTTGTTGTTTCCATTCCAGGTACTTGTCACGTTCTATGTCTAGTCTGCTATCGCTCATTAGTTACCTCCATCAAGCCATATATCAATTCGATATTTCACCATACGTTTTTCATAATCTTTTTCTGTTATCATGTGTTCTTTTATCACATCTGCAAATTTACATGCCAGGTCTTCAGCTACTATAGTTTCCATAACGCTTGGATCAAAGTTATTATATTGATCAGGGTCAACCAATTTACACGCGGTCCAATGTTTAAGGTCGTGGCGCGTATATTTAACCTCTAGCGGTTTCATTGGCACTTCGTTACTCTTTTTATCCATCCTTCCAAAAACATATCCCAGTATGAATAGCAAGAAATAAAATGCTATTGCCACAATAATTGCAACTGTCATTAGTTTTCCTCCATTTCACCAATCAAGCTATATAACTGACTTCTCACAATGCCTATCTGCTCATCTATATAGCCTTTCAAGCGTTCCTGTCTGTCACCCTTAAACCACTTAGCTTTAAACTTCGTAAGTGTTTTTCTATAACGATCTTCTGAGGAATCGCCACTCTGCCACCATTCCAAATCATGCAGAACATCGCACAAATCTCTTATCAAATCATTCATTTCAGCGTCATACATTCTGTTTTCACATTCCATTGACAATGTGCTGTATATATAGCTATAACTTCCTCCGCTCATGTGTCCTCCTTATCTTTTCTATTCGCTCTTCATATTCCCAGGCCTCTTTAGTAACAAAATGCTCACACAAGAATTGATGGTGTGGATCTGTCCGATAGTAAAGATCCGGAACAGTTACCCAGGCAAAAGGCTCCATCCACTTGCGCCTGTCTCCATGGACTAGCAACCACTTCTCACCATATCCGGCATAAGCCCACCAGTGACCGTAGGCCCATGCCATATAAGTGTAGTCATAATGTTCACCGTTCCATCCATGTGTGATACAGTAATAAATGCCATGCTCTTTAGGTAACTCCAATTCGCAGTAATGCCAATCATCAGTCCAGCCCTCTTCCTTCTGGTAGTCCCGTGGTATATCGTACTTGGCATCTAACTCTTTTTTTCTGTCGGTCTTAGTATCAAATCTCTTGCACCAATAAGAAGTGCCCTGACAACCAATCCCATAAGTATTACAGTCTCTGATATATGGACACGGAGCTATGTTTCCATTAAATGCAAACGATAATTGCCCGTCACACTCATAATTCTGTAAGACTTTATTCATTGCCCCTCCTCTGGAAGTCCTTACCTTTACAACCAATGATTGACGATACCCTTGTTAAATCTGTTATGGCTGTTTTGTGCTTCCCACAAATATAGAGCTTGTGTCCTTCTCCGAAAGTCTCTTTGTATTTCGCGTTAGTGCATTCCACACAACGCCTATCATCACTCTCAATCATATTTACCCCTTATGGATCACTCTTCCATTGTCTGCATAAGTCCACATTCCACCGTCATTGTCCGGGTACCATATAGGTGATACCTTAACTTTGTAATAGCCTTTATAGCCTTTTGATATCATTGAGGCTATGCTTCCGGCTGTCTTGCCGGTCTTTTCTGCCAGCTCCTTTACAGAATCACACACTATTTCCGGTAGCTGGTATTTGTCTGTAGTGCATTTCACATACAACATCATCAATCCCAGTCCCCCATCTTGCTATCCTCTAACCAACGTTCCTTCAGTGCTTCTTCAGTGATAAAGTCAATCCAGGTTATATCATCTTCGTGCTTCTCTATCAGATATGCTCCCAGGCAGTAATCAGAACAGAAATAGTTACCGTCATAGCTGGAAGCGTCCTTCTTCAGATCCTTGCCGCAGTGGTAGCATATCTCTCCATTCCACACTCTTTCTTCAGGTCCAAAACTCATTTAAATGCACCCTCCAATCTTCTACGTCTACGCTTCTCGTTGATAGTGTCCTTGTTCTCCGCATATCTGTTACGGCTCTTCTCCTGGTAGTGTTCCCGGTTCGCTATGTAGTGTTTGTGTGCCTTATCGGCCTTCCTGTGTTCTTTCTCCAAAAGCCTGATTACTAAAGCTGCATCTTCCTTGGTGAGCTTAATGTCACCATCAATAAAATAGTTGAATTTCCTTAGCTTTCTGAGAAGCGCATCTTCTTTTTCTCTGTTTGTCAGCATTTTTATATCCTCTTACTTAACAGATAGTAAAAATATGCCTTCATGGTGCTGAATGTATTTCTGTGGCAAGGCATACCCTGTGCTATCAGATCGTCAATAGTTACATCCTTCTCTGTCACGTACTTCAAAATCCATTCCCACATTTGACTGTTGGTAATCATGGCCGTTGTCCTTATCAGATCAACCTTCCTTTCAAGCTCTACTCTCTTTAGCGCTGTTTCTGCTGTCGCGTCATAGCCTCCTGAAGACTGTACTTTGTCCTTGTCATAGGTGATCGCTCTGGAAGTGTCCGGCAAGGTCTGAAGCTCTTTAAGCCAGATGGGATAGCACCTACAGTACGTAACTACGTTGTCATATATCTGTGGCGGCAGATAATACTTACTCTGCCTTGATGGTCTTTTGTAGCTCATTCTGTACCCCCTGTTTTCTCCTCCATGCTTTGTCTACTCTCTCAATGTCATTACTGAAAGCCATTGTTAGTTCCCCGGCAAGGTCTTCCAGGTTAGTTCCTTTGTACTTGTCGGCTACAGCCCATATATCCGCTATGTACTGCTCCCACTCTTCATCTGTCAAAGGTCTTTTAGGTGGAAAGTATTTCTCATGCAGCACCTTTAGGCCGGCAATGATCCTGTTTATCTCTTCGTGTCTCTCTGAAATAGTCATATTTCTGCCTCGTTTGCATAGCCGCGAGTCTTATCTAATGTCATGCAAAAATCACGGATTTTAGTTGCGCATTCTTCACATAAGTTCATTTCGGGTTCAGGATTAATAATAGGACCCTTATCATCATCGTATTGATATGGAAGAGCGTATGTGTTTACCCATTGTCTACTTGTTGGTGGAATTTGTTTTCCACACAAATCACACGCGGTTACTGTATATTTGCTCATTATGCCTCCTTTTAGTTACACAAAGTTACACAAAAGTTACACTATGCCGATTGCTGCAAGTCGCTTATAATCTGCCTGTTACACAAGTTACACAAATTACACCCAAAAAGGATACGTAACGAGGGTTTTGTTATCATAGAGATTTTCTCTCGCATAAAAAACTCTATATATAGGGTCTTGTTTTTAGGTGTAATTAGGTGTAACGTGTAACTTTTTAATCGAACGGTAGTTCGTTTTCATCATCTGCCGGTGTAAAATCTTGCTGCTCTTCTTCTGGCACCGGCAACTTTATGCAATAACACCTTTGAGAAGATCCGTTTACCTTGCACACTTTTGCATTTTTCTTGTCTTTCCCGACTTCCAATAAGCCTTGACTCTTAGCCCAGCTACAAAAGGCTTTTGTTGAAAAGTTGTTTTTAAGTGCGAGATCATTGAAGGCTGTTGTTAGGATATATACATATCCCTTTTTAATTATTCCCCAGCTTTCAGTAGTATCACTCTCTACAAACTTAAACTTATAGCGTACTGTTGCATCAACTATTGCAGTATAGGCTCTTTGTCCTTCTGAGACTTCGTTAGTGTCTTTAAGCTGACTCACCATTGTAGGAAGGTCTAAATATATTCCGTCCTCAAAAATGTAGTCAGTAGCAATCTTGTCTGCTGTCAGAAGTACGGACAATGGAAGGATCTGTTTTTCTTCCTTGACTGAGTTTTGCTTCTTGGCCTCTTCCTTGATCTTCTGTTCAAAGTCTCTTCTTATATTATTAATGACCTCTACAGGAAGCTCTTTTATAAGGTCTACAAACTTGATTCCGGCAAATCCGTAATTGTCTTTCAGAACTTCTACAACATGATTACCATTCTCAAATATGTAGCCGTCACACATTTCAAAGTCCAAAATCCTGTTAATCGCTCCACCCTTCATAGTCTCATTGGCAAGCGGCCTTTCCATGTTGGAAAGTATTGTGTTGCTCCACGTCTTGACTTTGTTAAGCCCTAAATCTACATTTGATCGGTCTTTACCTTTGCCGGAACACATCAGATAAATAAGATCCGTAAACCCATCACCGGTTTTATCCCTGACTTTTGACATATCATCCAGGCATAACGGCAAGTGATTTAAGCAATCAAGTCTGATTTCAAAAGCATTTTGTGTAGCATAACTGTCTGTGATATATCTGTTTTCTGCTGGATTGGCCCATATTGAGGCCGCCAACATAAGCGCTACGGTCTTACCCTTACCAGTAGATCCCCACAAGTTGACAATGAATGGAAGCATATTTAATTTGCTAATCAATACACTGGCAAAGCTGGCAGCCATATAAACTTGTGGTTCATAGTGGCTCTTGTTGGCTCTGATCTTCCGGCAAAGCTCTAACCATATATCTTCGCTTCCGCTTTCCTTGATTGCGCCTATCAGCTCCCTAAACTTGCTTTCATCATCAAACACTACCGCTGTGTCGTATGGTATAAAGTCCTTATATTCGTTATGCCATCCCAGCTTACTTGTGCTGTTCTTCTCTGCAATCTCGTTAAGGTTTTCCACATCAGACAAATACTTTACAAGGTCCTTGGCTGTTTCACTGGTAACTGCTACGCCGTAGTCTGCCAGTCTTACTATCTTGGTACTACTTGCAATCAACCCTTTATCAACTGTTATTTCCTTCCAGTTGTGGCCTCTTTTATATGCAAGCGTGATCTTTTCCGTCTTAGTCTCAATGTTAAAAAGCCTTTCAATCGGCAATATAGGGTGATAACAACAGACTTTCTCGCCAAAAATAGTTAAGACCCTTACACCGTTATTGTCTGCTATCCAGCTTCCGCAGTTCAGTTCTCCGGTAATATGTCCAAAGTCAGTTACGTTATTAGCTGTTACCTTTTGCTCTTTCAGATCGTCCTTGATATCTGCTTTGGCAGCTTTAAAAAGTGCTTGCACTTGCCTGTAGCACTTACATTCTTTTGCCCTATCCTGGTAGGCATTCTGCAAATCAACTCTATCCAGCTCTGAAGAGGCTTCAGCAAAAATCCTTAATAGATTCTCAGGGTTTAAAAGCTCTTCCTTGCTGTATTCCATTATTTCTGCTTTTGTCATGTTGCCCCCAACTCTTTAAATATCGTTTCTTGTTTGTAAGTTAAGAGCTGCCATTGATTAAAGGCTGCTGCCTGTTCGTCACTCAAAGGCTCCGCGTTTATGTATTTCTGCCAAAGTCCTTCAAAGCTTTTATTGATCTCTCTTAACTCCTGTTTTAGTTGCGCTTCTCTTGCTTTCCTTTTGTTCCTTCTGATATTGGCTGCGGTAAGCTGTGCTTTTGATCTCCTTGATAGCTCTTCTCCGCATATCCATTGACAAGCCTCTTTAAAATCAAGTCCTTGATAAGCTCTGACAAAATCAATAATGTCTCCACCTTTATTACATCCAAAGCAATAAAAGCCTTCTCTGTACACTTTCATTGAGGCTGTGTCATCTCCGTTGTGGAAAACACAATTACAAAAGCCACTTCTATTGACCGGAATATTGCATCTATCAAGGATATCTTTCATGGAATAGCTACTCTTTATCGTTTCTAGGTCCATCAAACTCACCCCTATCAATTCTTTCAACTAAATCTCTATATAGAAATTCCTTTATGATTTTTCCGGTAGACTCTGCTTTACAGTTGATGAAGCAAAGGTCATAACGCACTATCCAGGCGCACAAGGAAGCTAAATAAGCATT